GCCACGGCTAGGGCATTTAAGATCCAGAAGTTCCGTATAAATCCGGGACTTGTGGATTCTTTTCCCTGGCTCTCTGGGTTGGCGAATAACTATGAATCTTATAAACCTAGGTCTATGATCTTCGAGTATATTCCAACCTCTGGGATGTCTGTTTCCTCGGGAGATACTTCCCTAGGTTCCGTTACGATGGCAACTCAGTATAATCCTTATGCGTCGGATCCATCAAATTTGATCCAAATCCAAGGATATACTAACGCCGTCGCTTTCGCTCCCTATGAGTGCGCCGCGGCTGGTGTTGAATGTGTTCCCGCTAAGCGTCAGGCTGACATGTTGCTTATTCGCAACGCTAATGTCGCTAACGCTGGCGGACTCGTTCTTAACACCGGCTTCGATACTCTCTTTGATCTCGGCGAATTTTTCATCGCGACTGACGGCTTTCAAGCCGCCAGTGTGGTTATTGGTCAGCTTTGGGTGACATATGACATTACTATGTCAAACCCTATTGTCCCCATCTCTCTCCCCTTTAACTCAGGAATTAATGTAGCCTCGACTACGTCCACTAACAATGCGACGAATGTCTTTGCCACACCTTTCTTCGTTGAAACTTTCGGCCGTTCATTTAAGAATACCGTCAATGACGCCACAAATCACATTTCCTTACCGAATTTTCCCCCTGGTCAATATTTGGTGAGTCTCTTTGTGAATTGGGGTGCCCCGATCACTGATCCTAATCCTACGATTAGTGTGACCGGGTCAGGTCATACAGCGGGCTTCTCCATTGTTGCCCCTCAAACCTCTGCGGTGACTACCCAGCAGGCTATTATCGAACAGTTATTTTTAATTGTCGATAGTGACACTACTGGTTTCACCTTTGGGCAACTTGGGGGGGCCACGAATATTACGAAATATGCTATTTCTATTATACGTGTTCCCACTGACTACACCCTCACCTAATGGTGTAGCTCCCGTCTTGAAGTAGACGTTAATCTCTCCCGTCTAGTAGAAGACGTTAACTCACCCCCTTGGGTCCGGTTCCGACCCCAGTAGCCCCTTACTTTTCTTAAGGGGGTCCTGGCCTCTATCAAAGGCCACCTTTGTCTGGGTTAATCCTTTGGATCCC